TCTGAGACCAACCAGAACCCTCGTGGTGGAATAGGTTCGGCGAGGCCAACTGGCGGCATCTCTTCAGGAGGGCAAGGTGGTCTCACGGACATGAATCCTGATGGCGACATTACGGACCGAAGAGGCGAATGATGGCGCAGACAATTGACCCTACGTGGATCGACATGTACCGAGGCGATTCACAGGTCTTCGACGTCACGCCGTCGGCGAAGCTCGTCGGTGGCTTCACGGGTGGGGACGTTGTCAGGTTCACTGCGGCCAGGGACATGAACGATGCCACGCCGGACATAGTCCTCGACTCGCCTCCGCCTGGCGTAACGATCGTGGACACGCAGACAGCCAGGATCGCAATAGCGCCAGCCGACACAGCCAGTCTGCCTAAGGAAATTGTCGAGATGCATTACGGCGTCGAGGTAATCCGTGGCACTGAGAAATACACGCTCCTATCCGGAACCATGATCGTGAGGCCGGTGGTTCGCCAATGAGCACGGGCATCCCTGGTGACGCAGACACAGCGGTCGCCCGGCTGCGACAGTGGACGGGAGAGGACGACCTCGAGAACAGCACGTGGAACCGGGATCAACTCGTTGAGCTCCTTGCCAGGCATACGGATCTCGAAGGTGCGGCTGCCGAACTGTGGACCCTGAAGGCTTCCAGGTTCAGCAACCTGGTCAACGTCAGCGAGGGCGGTACGCGGCGGGACTACTCCAAGCTCAGCGAGCAGGCGCTTGCGATGGTGGCGCACTACTCGGCACGGACAGACGAAGGCGACGTGGTGGCGCCTGGAGCTTCCTCTCCGCCCACTACCCGAGCGATCGAGAGGGCGTGAGTCATGCCAAGGTTTGACGGTACACGCGGCGGCATCGTTGTTGCCGAGAGCGAGATCGTGGTGCCAAGCGCGGCACGCACGACAAGCAACACGCAGACGCTGGACCCGTTGTGGGGATACGTCCAGGCGCTCAGGATGCAGCTTGATGTCACGGCTGCATCGGGCACCACGCCGACCCTGGACGTTGTGCTGGAGGACAGCCTGGACGGTACGAACTGGAACACCGTCAAAGCGTTCGCGCAGAAGATCGCAGCCGGTCGTGAAGTGGTGAACGTCCTTCCGGCGGACCAGTTCGGTCAGCCGTTGCGCATGCGCTGGACCATCGGTGGCGGCACGCCGTCGTTCACCTTCAGTGTTCGCATGATGCCAGTCATCGGGAGGTAGATAATGGCGAAGCCGAAGCCAGGAGGCAAGCGCGACAAGCGGCTCACTGCCAACCGGCCGAAGACCGGCAAGGGAAGCCAGGGCGGGAAGGTGCCGCGCAGGCGACCGAGGCAGAGTGGCGAAAGCCCGTCCGGAGTGGTCATCACCGTTCTGGTGATCGTTGTCCTGTTCTTGATCGTTGTCTGGTTGCTGCAACGGACATGAGTACACCAGGGAGGCGACGTGCTCTTCGTGCTCTCGGAAGGCGACGTGGCTCCAACACGCGCAGACTTGCGTCGGGCCAGAAGCCTATTCTTGGCGGGCGACAAGTCAGCAAGGCGACGTTTCGCAAGAAGACAGGTGCCAGCGCGAGCAAGAAGGCGGCGCAGGCGAGGTTGAAGAGGAAGTGACATGAGCGAGGCCAGTGTCGAGATCGCACAGCAGCGCCGGATGACGCTTGCTGAGATCAATGCTGCGCCCATCGACATGAGGCTGAACCGAGTCACTTGGATCTCCGACTCCAGCGGAGGCTCGAAGCCTGGTCCGCCCTCCACCCTCACCTCGCAGCGGGTCACGCTGATCGCCCCTACGCAACAACTTCCTGAGCGCCGCACCATTGCCGGAATCACCGTCGTGCCGGAGTATCTGTTGAAGGGAAAGCACGACGCGGACATCCAGCGGGGTGACTGGTATTTCGTAGACGGTGTCAAGTACGAGATCGTGTTTGTTTACCCGGACCGGCGCTACCAAACGAAGGCCGAGGTGGTCTACCTTGGCTGAGCTTCTGCGCACGGGTCGCAAGGTTGGTCGGACGCTTTACTTCCAGGTAGGCGACCAGCCCTCCGACAATGATCAACTCGTCGGTCTCGTCGATACGCGGGAACTTGCCGAGGCAATTGTTGTCGCATGGAACGAGGTGTATCGCCGTGGCTAGCGGCGGGCAATTCGTCTGGGTGAAGGACACGCTGACGCCTGGCCTGGCTCGGCTAGGTCCAAAGATGCGGACTGGCACCATCGCAGCCTTCAAGCGGCAGGCACCACGGGCGGAGAGCGCCATGAAGAGCGGCGCACCGTGGCGGGACCAGACAACGAATGCACGCAACAGCCTGAACGCGCACAGCGAGCACGGCGCAACCAAGGACGAACTCGTGCTGGCGCACGGCGTCGACTACGGCATTTGGCTGGAGATCGCCAACGGTGGCGGCTACGCAATCATCACGCCACAGATTCCCGTCCAGGGTGCGGAACTCATGGCTACGCTCAACAAATTGTTTGCGGGGATCTGATGAGAGAACTTGTCTACGAAATTCTCTCCACGGACGGGCCGTTCACGGCCATCATTCCTCTGTCAAGAATCAAGCAGCTTGGCGGCATCCAGAACATCCCGGACATCGCTGCCGGTCCGTGGTGCGGCATTCGCATGATGCCGACCCTGCCTGGCATGGGACCGGATGAGCCAGCCGGATTCAAGGGTGTCCATCTTCAGGAAGTCATGCTCTGGGTCTATGACGTGCCGCAGTATTACGAGCGCATTGACAAGGCGCAGAAGGCAGCCCGAGCCGCCCTTCTCTCCGCAGCCCCACGCTCCATCGTGATTGCGGACGGGTCCACGGTGCGACTCCAGTGCGCTACCTGGGAAGGCGAGAGCGAGGATCAGTATGACGATCAGTGGCGCGCTTCTACACGCAATCAATCGTTCCGACTTACAGGATCTGGAATCTGAAAGGAGGTGAACAATGGCAACGACGCAGAAGGCGCTGGACGGTGCGCCGTACATTCGCTTCATTGGCACGCAGGACATCTACATCATCGATGAGGCGGACTGGCGCGGCACGCAGGGCATCACGTCCGACAAGGGTGTCCCGAAGCGGATGGTGTGGTGGGCGGGCAACAACTGGACCCTCCCGGCACACGACGGCAAGGACCTCCTGGACGACAGGGTCATGGAATACCTGGAGGGCGACCCGCAGTTCGCGGTCGTGGACCAGGACGACTCCATCCACCTCCCGTTCATCCGTGCCAAGCGGGCGACGGCACAGTTCGGCGCGCTGCAACTCGGGCGGGCTGCCGTCGACCTGACGGACCCGATCCAGGCGGCCAAGCACCTGTCGGCCGAAGAGCCGATCACGCACATCGGACCGGCTGTGGTGTCAGGCGTGACGGACACGCGTGAAGAGCCGCCACCGACGGGCAAGGTACCCGGCAATCCGGCCGACCCTGCCGATGCCACAGCGGCCGAGACAACCGGGCGCGCACGGAGCTCGGGCTAGGCCATCTTCGGCCGGCACCGTCGGCCGTAATGGCAGCACGGGCATGACAGCGAAGGAGGGTAGATGGCAACCGGGCACGAACTCCGCTGTGACCACAAGCTCCACGGGATCTTCATTCCGCCGAGCACGGTGGAGTTCAAGTGTGACAGCAAGTTCTGTGGCGCAGTGCCCGGTGAAGTCGTGGTGCTGCACAGGTTCAACATCGAGACGCAGGAAACAATCACCCGGCGCTTCCAGCCGGTCGATCGCAGAAGGAAGGTGAAAGCACGTGCCACTCGTAACGGTCCCACTGCCGTACGGTCTTCGTGACGTGGGGATCAAGGCGCTCACGGCGAACAAGGATTCTCCCGGCGCACTGGTCGACCTGCCATACGGCAGAACGTTCTCGTGGAGTGAGACGGAGGAATTCGAAGAGCTCCGAGGTGACGACAGCGTCATCACCACGCGGGGTTCCGGCCCGGCACCGGAATGGGAGCTCGAGTCCGGCGGCATCAAGCTGGATGCGTTCAAGCTCATCGTCGGCGGCACCGTCGTCGGCTCCGGCACCACTCCCAACCAGAAGAACGTCTTCACCAAGATGTCCACGGACAGCCGCCCGTTCTTCAAGCTCGAGGGTCAGGCCATCTCGGACTCCGGTGGAGACTTCCATGCGCTCATCTACGCAGCCCGTGCTACGGGCGACGTGGAGGGCGAGCTTTCCGACGGTGCCTTCTGGCTCACCTCGGCATCCGGCCGTGCGCTGCCAACCAACGAAGCCACCCACGTCGGCAAGATGTACGAACTCATCCAGTACGAGACCGCGACAGCGATCACCTAGGAAGGAGGAAGGAATGGCAACCATCAGTCCGATCCTTCCTCCGGAGAATCCGGCTGGTGCGCCTGCCTACACGGCGGTCGCAGCGTCGGACTCCTTCCCGGTGGCACCGACCGGACGCTACCTGCTCATCGTCAAGAACGCAGGCGGCTCACCGGACGTGGTCGTGGTCGACGACCCGACCAGCGGTACTGGTCCGGCAGGCGCAGCCACGCCGATGAACCCGGACCTGAGCCATTCCGTCCCGGCCACCACTGGCGAACGGCACTTCTTGCTCAATGCCCAGCGGCACCGGAACGTGAACGGCAACATCGACGTGACGCACTCCTTCATCACGACCGTCACGTGCATCATGTACGGACCGTTCTGACAACAGCCATCGGATCCCAAGGAGGACAGCATGGCGGCAGGCAAGAAGGAACCAGGAGCCACCGAGCGGAAGCGGCGCACGCGGCAGGCTGCGACAACGAAGGTGGGCGGCAACGGCCGTCAGCAAGTCGGCACCGAGCCACGGCAGTCAGCGCCAGCCGGAGCGGTCAGTGGTGACGCCTTCCGCGAGCGCCAGCTAGGCGAGGACGTTGAACTCCCGTCCGGCCTCTGGTGCAAGGCCAAGCGAATCGGCATGGCGGCACTGGTGTCCGGCGGTAAGATTCCCAACAGCCTTCTCCCCATCGTCATCGAGGCGCTGGAAGGTGGGGACGAGGGTGTCAAGAGAGCCGAGGAGAAACTCCGCAAGCAGATGTCCCAAGAACACATCGCCGACATGATGGAGATGTACGACTCCATCGCCATGTTCGTTGTGGTGGCGCCACGGCTGCGTCCCGTGCCGGAGCGGTGCTTCTGCAAGTCAAACAAGTTCGGTCCTGATGACGTTCGTATTCCGAAGGACGCTTTATCAGAAGCGTTTGACAAAGAACATGAGCACAATTGGCGGCCGGTGCCAGCCGAGGAACGCGAGCACGGGCCGGACATCGCCTACATCGACTGGATCGACTTCGCCGACAAGGTCTACCTGATGAACTTCGCGGTTGGGGGTACCCGCGACCTCGAAACCTTTCGTACGGAACAGGCTGAACTGTTGGACTCTCTATCTCCAGGCAAGTAAATTCAATTGTCGTCCGAGCGACCTGATTGGTATCAAGGAGTGGCCTAATGATTCCGGCACGACAGATGGCTGGGAATATTGGGCTTTCTGCTTGGACGAGGCCGTGTGGTGGTTCGGCACAACAGTCGAAGAGCAACTGGACCTCGTCAAGTCAAACAGCGAGAAGATGTTGCCAGGTAAGCGAATGAACCGACTTCGGGAGCTTCTTGGCCTACCGAAGATGTACCGCGACCCCGCCGGAGGAAAGACGAGCGCAGGCAAGAAGGGTCAAGTGAAGTTCTGACATGGCCAATTACAACCTTGGGACCGCCGAAGGCCGAATCATTATCGACTCCACTGGAGCGGTAACCGGCATCACCACGGCGCAGAAGGCTCAGGCTGGCATGCTCGGCAGCCTTGGCAAGATCACGCCTGCGCTGTCCAAGGTTGGCAAGGGCATGACCATCGTCGGCGGTCTCGCGGTTGCTGGCTTCGCTTTGGCTGTCAAGACCTCAGCAGACTTCGAGAAGCGCATCAGTGCCATCGGTGCGGTGTCCGGCGCCACTGGTGCAGAGCTTGACAAGATTCGTCAGAAGGCGTTGCAGCTAGGCAAGGACACAAAGTTCTCTGCCTCCGAAGCTGCGATGGCGATGGAGGAACTTGCCAAGGCAGGCGTCAGCACCACGGACATCATGGGCGGTGCAGCGGACGCGACCGTCGCCCTGGCTGCGGCGGGAGAGGTGGAGCTCCCGCGTGCGGCGGAGATCGCCAGCAACGCGATGAACGTGTTCAACTTGTCGGCGGAGCAGATGCCGATGGTGGCGGACCGCATCGCAGGCGCAGCCAACGCTTCAGCGATCAGCGTCGAAGAGTTCGGCATGTCGATGCAGCAGTCCGGCTCCGCTGCGAAGCTTGCTGGCATTGGCTTCGAGGACATGACGACAGCCATCGCCCTCATGGGCAACGCTGGTATCAAGGGTTCGGACGCAGGCACAAGCCTCAAGACCATGCTGCTGAACCTGAACCCGACCACCGAGAAGCAGAAGAACTTGATGAAGGAGCTCGGCCTCGTCACGGCGGACGGGGCGAACAAGTTCTTCGATGCAGCGGGCAGCGCCAAGGGTCTCGGCGAGATCGCAGGCGAACTCAACACGGCGCTGGCCGGAATGACCAAGCAGCAGAAGCTCGCCACGCTCGAAACACTGTTCGGCTCTGACGCCATCCGTGCGGCAGCCGTGCTCACTGACGCAGGCGCCAAGGGATTCGAGAACCTGGGTGAGAAGATCGGGTCCATCAAAGCGGCGGACGTTGCTGCCAAGCGGATGGACAACCTGGCCGGATCAATCGAGCTCTTCAAAGGCTCGGCGGAGACGGCAATCATCCAGATGGGTGCGCCGTTCCAGTCCGGCATCCGTGGTCTGGTGGACGCGGGTACGAGCCTGCTGAACATGTTCGTTAGCCTGGCACCGGCCACGCAGAAGCTCATCGGGCAGATCGTTGCCTTCGGTGGCGCTGGTCTCCTCGCAGGAGGCTTGCTGCTGTTGATGTTCGTCAAGCTGGTGCAGTTCGCGCAAGCCGTCAAGGCGGCAACCATCGCGATGAAGGCGTTCGGCATCGCAAGCAAACTGGCCTTCGTGACCAACCCCGTCTTCCTCGTCATCGCAGCCATTGTTCTCTTGGTTGCTGCGCTGGTGCTGCTGTTCAACAAGCACGAAGGATTCCGAAACTTCGTCCTCGGCGTGTGGGCTTCAATTCTCTCTGCCATTCGGGCGGTCGGGAGTTTCTTCACTGGCACCATCGTCCCCGCGTTCCAGGCGGGCATCGCTGCCATCGTGGCGTTGTTCGGTGTCTTGAAGACAGCCTGGATCGCTGCCTGGTCAGCACTGGCACCCATCGTCACGCCGATCATCGCGTTCATCACCGGCACCGTCCAGCGCGGCATCGCCCTCATCGTCAACGTGATCAAGTTGTTTGCTGCGTTGCTGACGGGCAACTGGACGGCAGCCTGGAACGCGATCAAGGGAATTGCTTCGGCCGTATGGGGACAGATCACAGCGGCCATCAGAACATTCATCACGGTCATCATTGCGGCATGGGTTGCCTTCGGTGCCCGCATGCTGTCGTCCGTGATCTCCTGGGTCAACGGAGTCCTTGCTGCCATTGGCAGGTTCGTTGCCGCTCTGCCCGCCCGCATCCTGTTTGTCATCGGGTTCCTCATCGGGCGTTGGCTCCAGTTCCAGATCCGCATGGTGCAGATTGCCATCCAGCTTGGCACACGAGTCGTTCAGGCCATTGTCAGTTTCTTCAGTCAGCTACCGGGACGCATTGCCAGCTTCATCAATGCGGCCTTTGCCCGCTTCAATGCGTGGTCGAGTCGTATGGTGGCGGCTGCACGCAGCGCCGGTAGCCGTGTCCTCTCCGGCATCATCTCCTTCCTGTCGCAGCTACCCGGCCGCGTTGGTAGCTTCTTGAGCTCTGCCCTCAGCCGCATGAGCTCCTTTGCTAGTCGGCTCCCTGCCCTCGCCCGGCAAGCTGCCAGCGGTGCCGTCAGCGCTGTGGCGTCCGGTCTGGCCGCCCTACCAGGCATCGTGTCAGGTGCCGTCGGCCGTGCCATTGCAGCGTTCCAGGGCATGATCGGCTCTGCCTTTGCAGCAGCCAAGTCGCTAGCGTCCTCACTGTGGTCTGGATTCAAGGCTGGGCTGTTCGGCTCGCCGAAGACTAAGATCGAGTACGCCATGATCGCCATGCGCAAAGGCTTCCAGAAGGAAGTCAAGAGCTTCGCCAAGGACGATGCACAGTTCAAGAAGTTGTCCAGCGGGTTCTTTCCGCAGATCGACCGCAACGTCACGGCGCTGGGACCCTCCGCCTCCGGTCGCAGCGGTGGCAGGCCAGCCATCAACGTCGTCTTCAACGGACCCGTTGGGCGTGGCGCGCGTGACGAGGTTATCGGTGCCGTCAACTCTCCGAACTTCATCCGGCCCGTCAGTCAAGCCGTTCGTGCAAAGGGATAATCGATGCCACCACTTGGAACCAAGACGACGAAGCGGGTTCACTACAATCCGCAGATCACCTCGTGGGTCAACATCGGTGGCGCGGCTGACCTTGGCGCGGCCATGCGAGACGACGTCACAACCACGTACGGTCGCGGACCCACAACCAAGCAGCCGAACTTCGGCCACCACCTTCGTCTCCGCATTGGTACGAACGCGGCCGACGACATCACGATAAGTGCGAGCCAGCGGATCGCTGCTATGTCGGCTCGTATCAAGGCTCGTGGTCTGTCTGGTGCTTCAGTGAAGACGCAACTTTGGTGGCAGATTCGTCGCGGGCAGAATTACCACGGA